ATATAGCGCAAAGCGCCTCGCGGGTCCTTGCCTCGGACTGTAAAACCAGCCCGCACGAACGCGAGGAAATCTGGGCCGACCACAGAGTAAGCAGCAAGGCGCACACCCATGTGCGCCTCCTGCATCGTGGAATCCCAGTTCTTACCGTCTCGCTCATAAAAATGAGGGCGCGGGATGTCGGCCAAAACAGCCGTCATCCATTCACCCAGGGCCTTGGAATTCATCCCCGACCCAAAGGTTACGCGTATGCCATCGGACACCTCACGGCGGTCGAACCACGTAGTATACGCTTTCTGCAGCGCATAAAACTCGGGTCCGAACGCAGCCTGGGTCGCGAGATTCGGGTAGAACTGGATCCCACGTGCCTTAGTAGGCACTTTGTGGTCCCCCTCCCTCTTCACCATGATATGAACAACTGACGGCGTCACAACGTCGTCGTCAACAGACTTCTTGATGAGTTCTTGCTTAACGGCCGGCCACTTGCCCAACCAGGCAGTTTGCCACTCGGCGCGCATATCTATAAACAACAAAACGAAACTGTCGCGAATACTCTCAAAATACTGACGCGACGCCTGGAAACTCATCAGGCAAACGGGGGGCTTAACCCCATGGCGATTAAATATTGCGTTTTGCGTATTGCACGGACAACCGCGACAAACGCAAGACAACCTGGTGGCGAGGCCCACCAGCGTCGCTCCAACCTGTTCCATGTCGCATGAGGTGGCCCTAATACTAGGGTCTTGCCTCAGGATCTTACTGGCAGGATTGAGCTTACTGGGGTCCCCGCCTCCCAAACAAATGGTATCAGTTACATTAACAGGCAAAGGAGAAAAACCAGGGGTCATAATAAGCCCCTCCCGAACGTCGATCTTATTATTAACTACAGACACAAAAAGAGTGGCGGGTGTGGGGCTGCGACTTAAAAATCCATTTTGCGGCGAAGCGGCCCGCACACTTTCATCCTGACAGCATCCAGCAAAAACCAGAGCAATGGCAGGAGAATCGCGCGCGAGTCGTGCAAACAGTGCGGGGCGAGCGTTGCGTAGAGAAGCCTCAAGAAGTAACCGCCGCGGCCCCATTCGGGCTCGCGCTTACTCCCGATGCTGACGCGGGAGATGACCATACAGGCCACCATCACCGCCATCTCCGCGACAAACTGCTGCACCCCGTAAACTCGCCACACAGGCCAGATGTAGTAAAGCACGGCAATCAGCACCAACCAAGCAGCCAGCCACACAAGCGTGTCAGCGGCGCGAGGGCCATGGTGGTGGGAGAGAATACTCTCAACCCCATCACGATACTGGCCAGCAGCCGTAAAGGCGAGCTGCTGGGCGCGAAGAACGTGGGGGAGCTCCTGCTTGAGGAGCTCCGCAGCCTGCAACCGCGACACGTCCAGGGTGGCCTCAATCGAAGACAATTTCTTGCCGACGATAGTGGCCCGCCGAACCTCAGCGCTCTCACCCCCTTGCTCATCAAAGTCAAGGCTGGCGAGCGCGCGATGAACCGCCGCGCGCGCTTTCTCCACCTTAGGATCTTCATCCTTGTGTTCGGTGCGCGAGGGGGGAGGGGAAGGTGCGCGGGAGGCGACGCTGGTCGAAACCAGCGAAGGAGCGAGGCCGACTGCGGGCGCAGCGAGAGGCTGCGCGGGCGGCGCGAAGATGGGCGCGACGACGACGAGCTTATACAAGTAGGTGCACTCACGCTCCCACGCAGCCTCGCAGCCACCGACAGCGGCAAGCTTGCCGTTGTCGCTCTCGAACTCGAAATAATCGAGGTTGGGGGTGGGGTCGCGGTGCTCGTAGGGCTGCGCGCAAATGCCAACGGGGACCATCTTGATCTCACCGTGGTGGTTGCGCGACCACCTGAACTCCCCCGCGAAGTCGCCACTATCACCGACAAATCGGTGCGTGACGATCCACACGACATCCCCCGGCAGGAGGGCGTGCAGGTCCGCGGTGAGGTCCATGTAGTAAAAGGAGTGCACGAACAAGTAGTTGCGCCCCGTCGGGTCGCACACACCACCCCCAGGCACGCGGGCAGCCCCACAGCCACACACGGCTATGGGGTGATGGCAGCCCGTGACGTTGGAGACTGCGGTGTCCCACACGGGTTTGCCACGCGAAGCGAGCGTCTTGGGGATGTTGAC